ACCAAATATGTCATAGGATGCTATGCGATAGTAGAAAGTGGTGTCACCTGGGACTGCATCAGCTATGTATGAATCTGCACCGTCATAGATTATGTTGCCTGCACCTGGAGTAAATCCTGTCGTGGTGCCACGCCAAATTAATGTTCCTTTGAAGTCTGGATCAGTAGGCAGAGAGAAAACAATCTTTACTGAGGTGGTGCTGCCAACAACTGAAATGCCGCCTGGAACAGCAGGTGCTGGATTGGCGAAAGTCACTTCAGTTGCTGTGCTGTAGCGACCCCATGTATCTTTGACACGCACACTGATAATGAACGAACGCTTATAGTTTGACCCGTTATCTGTTTCTTGCTTAACAATATCGTAGGTGTATGCCTTATCGGTAACAAACTCAGTGCGATAAACAATAGATGGGGTGGCAGAGTCTTTAACCTTAACCTCATAACCAGCTACAACTTGAGCAGCGTTAACGTTAGTGTCAGTCCAAACAACATTGCAGTCTGTGCCAGAGAAGCTTGTTCCACCAATTGTTTTTAGCTGTAAAGCTGAAACAGGAATCAATGCTGATGCACCTGCTGGAGCACTTAAATTAACTGCGAAGGAGCCAGTTGCTGGTGAGGATTTCACTCCACGCGAATTGATTGCGTAGACTGTGAAGTTGTAGATTCCATCAGAGTCTACTTCAATGCGGCAGTTGGGTTGGCTTAACAATCCAAGGTCATTCACGTTGCCATCGTTCTTGTTCCAAAACACTTGGAACTCAGTAATGAACTGATTAGCTGGTGGTGTCCACTTAACAGTTAGATTGCGCTTTGGATTGCTGTTAACGTCCACATAGGACTCTTCAGCGAATACAAAGTTGGTTACCGGGCTGACTACCGTCATTGACGGCAGTGCTTGATAAACAGGTACTGCACCAGTTGGTGTGCTGTCTACGCGACCAAACTTGTTTGGGTCGTACTGAACTGCGGACACCAGCCAAACACCTGGGCTGTCCTCTCTGACGTTTGTGACTTTGAAATATCTTGGGCTAATAGCACCAGTGATAATCATGTCTGCACCGGCACTGACTGTGATTGCACTACCAGCGAAAGTGATTGTTGTCAGTGTTCCTGTCGAACTGATGCTTCTTGTGTAGACTGTGACTCCATCCGAACCTAATACGTCAAAGGTGTTGCCGCTAGCTACTACCACTGGACGATCAAGGGTGACAGTTGTTAAGGTTTGCGAAACAACCTTAGCTTCCTGCATGGACTCTGCATAGTGAGTGTCCATTAGCTTTAGAACTTCACCCGGTTCCATACCAGCGTTGCTGAATCCAACTTTGAATGTGACCACGTCTGTGCTATTGACTGACGTATCAACAACCCATTTAGCCATACGCATTGCTTGGCCTTCGGTTGTGATGCCTATGCCAGTTATTTCTTTAACGTTGTAGCCATAGACGGACGTAGCGGCTGTATCTTCGTAGTAGCAAGGTACGCTTAAGAAGTTCTCAGCTGGGTTGTTCCAGTTAACTACGCAGGCAGAGTTGCGTGAAAGGTCTGTCGAGGATGTGTAATCGAACATGCCGTCGATCACATTGGAGTTAGAAATGATGCGTGAGTAGTTAGTAGGACGGTCTTGAACTAACTTTACTCGGTTGCCTGATGTATAAACAACTGCACCAAATGTGGCAGCAACGTTCTGAATCATCGACCATGGGTCTTTTTGCTCCATGATCTGGTAGTTGAATGTGTAGCGTGGCTCCGTACCGGAAATGCTTCCGCTAACCAATGCCGGGACTGATCCATCGTTATAGACACCCGCGTCATAGAAGCTGTACTGGTCAATGTCGCCTGGGGCAATGCCCATGCCGTAGCGTGTGTTCGTTAGGATGTCATACAACACGAAAGCTGGGTTGTCGCATAGCTGGAGCGTGCTGCTGAATAGTCCGTTCCAAACGCCTGTGTAAACCCTCGTCACAGGGTTGTAGTTGCTTGGAACCTTTATCTTCAAGCCCTTAGCATCAAAGCCAACAACAGGCCATTGCGAGTTTGTCGCCTCAGCATTGACTGTCAAACCAATGTAGGCTGAATTGTTGTAAGGTAGTTGTGCGTACTGAATTTCAGTAGCAGTTTGAAAATAAATGTCGTTGGCTTTAGTTTGGCTTGAGTTGTCTGCTGTGACACGTTCAACTTTCACTGACCATAGGCCTGCACCTACTGGGCGGTCGATTAGGTAATCCTGATCACTAGGTGAAATACACTTTTCTGTCTTGGTGATTGTTCTATCAAGTACAAAAGCACCAGCACCTAACTTCTTATAGATATTGAATGAAACTGTTGTGCCATTAGTATCGCCATTAGTTTCTTGTTGGAATAATGCCGGGTATCTGATAGTGACACGTATTGCATCAATACCTGTAGTGCTGCTTGTGTATGTGTAAGGCGAAGCAATAGTTACTTTGACACCAATGCCAAATGAAGCGGATGCTGATGGATAGCCTTCCATGTAGGTTTGGCTCGGTAAGCCATATCTCTCATTTCTCGCATCTAATTCAACGTCGTTGAAGTTCCTTGAACCATCGCTGTTCATGACTGGTGTATTTCCGAAGTAGACAGATTTCAACCTGTTGGTTTGGTCTGTTAGTCCGGCAATCTCGCCTTCCGATATCAGGAACAGAACTCTTGCAATTGTTCTTGTACGAAGCGTGTTCGGTGCTTCCGCAGGTACGTACTGCTTATCACCACCTCCACCGCTACCACGTATTGTTGTTATTTTTTTATTCATTAGATGTCGTCACTCGAAAAGTCTGTGCTGATTAATACAGAGCTTGCCCTTTGAACACGCCCATACAGCAGCGGTACTGGCCCGCCCTGGCTGGACACATTCACTGCACCGTTGTAGATGAAACTCCCTTTATCGTCTTGTTTCTGCTGTGCTTGTGCGGTAGGCGGCTTAGTGAGCATTTCAGCGACACCGCCGAGTGCCATAGTGGCACCAATGCTCATTATCCAAGGCTGATTGAAATAGACGCCAACTGCAAAAATCACAACGCCAAGAACTACTCTTAACGCAGAGGACTTGCCAGCAACAGCAGGAACCAAGTGAATTTCTTTATCCTCAATGGCATCTTTGAGTTCCGCTTCGCCTATATCTCTCTTGTCTTTCATCTTGCCGCGAATCAAGTGCCAATTGTTTAATCGAACATCTTCCTTGAATTGCGGCCCAAGGCGAGACACTAGCCCACTCATGAGCTGGAACATATTTTCACCAGCAAGCTTTACGGTCTTACCGTACTTCTTGCCCATGAACCCATGGAGGTGAATTGTCTTAAGTGTTGCTGTCATTCTTGTATCTCGCTGCAAACTGTATGTACCTAGCCCAAATGCCGTAGCTCTCTATGCACGATGTCCTGCCATACCAATGACCGATTACTTCATTGTTACCTAGGTAAATGCCTAAGTGATTAACGACTGGACTTCGCACTTGGTAGAACAGCACATCACCTAATTGGATGTCTTCTAGTTCAATCTTTTCAAACCCCCATGCCGGGTACAACTCTTCCATGTAGTTATTCCCTTCCTCGTTCCAAAATGGGTGACGTGGATGACTTGGAAGAACAATGCCGCGTTCCTGGTAGAACCAGTCCTGGCACAAGGACAGGCAGTCCTGTAGGTTGAAAATGAATTGGCGGTCAAGCAATGGAGGGCGGTGTGCAGGATTGCCCCAATACATAGGCTCCTCGCAAGTCTCGCCATCAGTAACGCAAATACCCCATTCAATAGCTGTAGCCAGCTGGCCAGCAAGGTCTTCGTAGGTAGGAGAATGTGGATCGCCGTCGTAGTGAATGTCCTTACCTACGCAGTGCGAATGCAACAGCAAGTCAGGTTGTTCTAGTAGAAATGCTGGATCAATCTCAAATGAATGAAGCTTGTCCACAGCGATATTTTGTAGCGGATGAAACTCGCCATCCTTAACGTAACCAACTCCTTCCTCAGGCCAGCAGTTATTGAAATGTTCCTTGTAATCCATTACTTCCTATACAGTCCTGCCCCCGGAAATCCGTTGGAGCGCAATACTTGTCTGCGCGGCAGTCTGTATTGAGGTGCATCTATAACTGAGCGGAGACGAAATTCAATCTCTAACTTGTTTTGATGTGACTTCTGCGAAATGATATAAACGCAGGAGTTGAATACCTGCGATGAATCTGGACTACTACCGCTATCTAAATATTTATCGAAAGTTTGCTTGCGTGTTAGCTTGCAGCCCACCAAGTCTTTATACGTGACTAGGTAGGACTGAATGAAGCGTGACACGTTAGACACTTTCAATGTTGGCTGCGGAGCAGCACCATCGATGCTTGTTTCCCAACCACTACCACTGATAGGTAATGCTGTGTAGGTCTGTCCACCGAAGCTCACGCTTGTTGAGCCATTCACTGTTGCTGGAGTGAAGTAGAGAACACTGCCGCCACGTGGAGTTAAATCAAGTACGAATAACTCGACATATGCAGGTAGCGCGGGTTTCTGTAAGTCTTGTTGTACGGTCATAGATCGAATACCTGGGTAAGTTCTGCACTAACGCTGTAGATTGCTCCTGAGAGCGCACGCTTGGTAACCTTCCTGCAAATGAACTTCTTGCTAGAGCCGTCACCGGGTGCAGTCCATGTTAGGTAGTCCGATCCTTTGGCGGTATCCAACGCAGTTAGTACGGTAGCGAAATCAGTAGCATTCAGGTTGTCCCACGTAATGTTCCATGAGTCTTGAATGCTGTTGATTCCATCTGCTGCACGCTGGCTGTAGCCGTTGCCATACTTGGTTTCGATAGTCCTGTAGTCGCGAGTGGCTTGTGAGTCCTGACTGATGAACGTTGTTAATGGAAGTGCTGCTGGCATTGTTCTTTGTCCTTATCTAACTGGGTTGAGCATGTTGCCCTTACGCATTTGGTCAGCCATTGTTCGTTTGGATGTGGCAATAATCATGTTATTAATCTCTTTCATAAGCTCTTGTTGTCGCTCATCACTGTCCACGGAACCGATATGAACAGACATATTGTTGACTTGAGTAACACCGCCTCCTCCACCTTGAGCAGCGACACCTAACTTGCCGTTAGCACCGCGCTTCAAAGGCATGATTGCTTCTGGTCCGGCTTCACCCATTACGCCAATTCCACCGCTTGCCATACCAAAACCAGTCCTAGAACTAACCACACCACCACCTGCAAAGAATTTGATTCCGCGGTTATATGCACCACCATTGGCTTCGAAGCCAAGATCCATTCCGAAGTTGGCACCTCCTGGCGCATTGGCACCGCTGGCGCCTCCAAACAAACTGCCTAATATGCCCGCAGCAAGTTTTTTAGCTTGAATCTCTACAAGATTTTTAATGACGCTTGCAGCAAAACTCTTGAAGTTAATTTTGCCAGTCATCGCAAAACTAACAATGGCGTCTTCCATGCTCTTAGACATGGTAGTGAAAACATCGGCGGCTTCTGTCGCAGCATTAGTTGCGTTGTTTTCGTAGTTCTTGAATGCTCTCTCCCAGCCATATTCAAATGTGCGTTGGCGCTCTATCTCAGCGTCATTGAGTACCTTATTTTTTTCTAATTGAGTACCTCTCGCCCTAAGTAAATCGATCTGATTACGCATTCTCTCTTCCTGGCCTTTTTCAAATCCCTCATTCGCCTTATCGACAAATGCTTTCTCTGCCATTAGGATGTTGTAATTGTTGAGAGCTATGTTCACATCATCTTGAGTGGCACCATACTTCTTCATCACATCTACTTGAATTGCATACTGCTCACCACCCTCTTTTAGGGATTTCAAAGCTTCATTTTGCTGATCAGCTATTGCTTTGTCCTGCGTGAATTTGCTCTTTGAATCGTTATACAGTTGGTCTTGCAACTCTTTAGTCTGCTTCAAACCAACTTGCTGAAGTTCCAAATTCTTTAGCACCGCTACTTGTGCTGGTGGATATTTCTTATAGTACTCATCTGCGAAACGATTAATGATTTGCTGTTCTTCGGAGATGCCTTGCATTGCTTCAAGTCTTTGTCTTTGATTGACAATTTCTTTGTCTAAGTTTGGCGCTTCTTTATCTTTCTTGTCCTTGTCTTCCTTAATATTTTTCAAGGTGGCTCTTGGATCACCTAATAGACGCGGATCAGTCTGTGCGAACTCCGAACGTGCTCTTGCTGCACGATCTGTTTCGATGTCCATCAATCGTTTAATAGCTAAGCGACGATCCTCAAGTTGCTTGATGCCTGCTTTGAAATCCTCTTCGCTACCACGACCCCATGGTGCCATGTTGGCCCATTTTGCTTTGCGCTCTGATAGCGTCTTTTCTACCTCATCAAGCTTGCCTTTTAATGTGCTGCCATAATCACCAAATAGATCGGCGTTGGTGAATGCGATTTTTAATCCACCAGCTGCTTTGATCAAATCATTTAGGCCAGTAGTTGTTTGAAGCAGCCAAGGTACAAGTTCGTTAGCTAATGCGTTCTTAAATTCACCAGTAGCCTTGCCCAGCTTGGTAATTGCAATTTCGAGGTCGTGAGCTTGCTTGGCTTGCTCAGTAGTCAGCTTTCCTGATATTTCTGTCTGCTCACCAAGACTCTTAAGGTAGTCTTTGTTCTGAACAGCTTGCTTACCCCATATCGCCATGTAGTAAGCATCTTTTTCGATGCCATCAGTATGTTGATTTAACGCTTTTGCAGCCTCCATCTGTAAGGTAAGCGTGTCTTTGAAATGGCCGTTGCTATCCTTTAATTGAAGTCCAAGATTTTTGAATGCTTCAGCTTGAACGCTTGTTGATTTATCTGATGTGCTGACTGCTTGGTTGAACTTCTGCGTCAACATTGCAACGGTTTCCATTGACGTACCGGTCTCGGCGGCAATGCTTTTCAATCCTGATAAGGTTTCTACTGAAATACCTGTTTGCTCATGCAGCTTATACAATTCAGCGCGAGCATTGATGACGCCCGTTACCATATCCTTTAAAGCACCGAACGTTAAAGAGCTTATGATTCCTGCTAAACCTCCCGCTGCGAAAGTAAGAGGATTGAAAGATTGGGCAACATCCTTGATGGCACCGGTAACCTTTGACGAAGCTTTATCAACCTGGAGAAATGCACTAGCTTGCTTTTGTAGTTCATTGGTCAAGCTTTTTGCTTGAGCTTCGGTAGTCTTAGCAGCTTCGCCTGTTTTCTTAACCGATTCAGTGGCCTTATCAATAGGCTTGGTGTCTGCTTCAAATTCAATACCGACTTTAGTTGCCATTGTTGTTATCCTTCTTCGTTTTCACGAACTGCCTTTATGTAAATCCTATCCATTGCTTTAAGTGCCGTAACCTCCCAAGCATCAAGCTTGTAGTCGTATAGCTGGCAGTAGGCTAGGATTTCTGAATACGAAAATGGCTCATCGCCATGCTTCCTACAACTATTTAGCATCCAAAAGGTATCCCATATGAGCTGGCCTTCGATAGGTGGCTCAGTGGGTTTGAGTAACCTAGGATCGGTATAAGCCTTGCCAGCAGCGGTTGATTGACGCTGCACGTTCAACAAGGTATTTCTTAAAGTCTCACCCTTTGCGTCCGGGTAATCCAGTTCCAGCTTCGTTTGCAGACGTTCTAGAAGCTGGTTTGTCGTACTAACGAAAAAAGTTCTTTCTATCGTCCGTGAATGCGTTTAGCTGATCACGAATCCACGCAGCCTTTACGTTCCTAAGAATCTTGAGCATTGCTGCTTTGCTGAATGGCTCACCAAAGAACTCATCATCTGACCAGCCCAATACACACGTTGCTAGAAGTTCATTGTTTTGTTCGATTACTTCATCAACATCAACTTTGGTGGCGTCACTCGCAATGCGACGCTTTATAAAGCCGTTCTGCAGATTGCGATATGCCGGTGAGTCTGGGCCAGTTACTTCAAGTGTCACTCCGATGGCTCCTTTGGTAGGATGCACTAGTTCCATGGATACTGAAGTAGCCTCAAAGTCAGCGAGTGTTAGTTTTGTCATTGTTATTGTCCTTTTGGTTTGAGCGCACATAAACAAATAGGCTCATATGAGCCTATTTAGTTGAATGCAACTGTATTTATGGTGTGCGTGTGATAACGATGTTTGATAAAGCGGTAACGTCATACAACGCAGCAAATGGCATTTCAAGAACTACCGGCGAACTGCCAGTGATGGTCTTAGTTGCACCCGTGTACTTGACGTTAGGGAAGAAAAACTCAACAGTGTTAGTTCCATCGTCTAGCTTCAAGTCAATTGATGTAGCAGTACCGTTGACGAACTTGTTATACATAATCGCGTCTTCGAAATAGACCTGTGCAGTGCCCTTGATATCTGCGTATGAAGTAGTGAAGTCACGAACAACGTTGGCACCAAGCGCATAGTTCTGTGCGTATGCATTATCAATGGTGAACGTCAAGCTAGTCACATATCCAACAGCGGAGCCACCTTCCTTGATGAAGCCAGCAACGCCTGTATCAGCGAAAGGAACCCTTACAGAAGCTGCGGTGTAGTTAATATCAGTATCGATTGTTGTTCCAGTTAAGGTGCTTTGATCCTTAGCTACTACATCGAACTTAGCTGTGACGATGCCTGATGTTGGAATATCGAAGTCAGCCTTGTTGACGAGTAAACCGGTGAATACGCGGAATTGGCTAATGTCTTGCTGGGATTCTTCAACTGTGAACGACTTGCGTGTAGTTCCAACTTTCAGGATATTGGCTGTGAATGTGCTTTGCAGCAACGATTCCAATAGCGGGTCATAGTGACCGTGGCAGAAGTTCACGTCGAGTGAGCCTTCAACTACTCTGTTGCCAGTTAGCGAGAAACGCTTCATACGATCTGAACGAATAGCGTTGTCCTCGTACTCCTCTCTAGTTAGGTTGACGCCAAGCTGCATGAACGGAAGTTCTGCAAGCTGCGGTATTGCTGGGGTTGTTCCGTAGGTTACTTCTGCGATGTATCCTAGCTTTGAACGTAGACCTGTGGAAATTGCCATGGTGTGCTCCTTTTATTCTTTTATTTACCGGTTGTTAAACGAAACACTCCCACTCAACAAGCACCGGAAGTTGGTAGTAGTTCTGAAATGGTCTTGCGCTATCTATGAATGCGCGAATGATTGATACTTGCAAAATGCCATCGGTTAGCAGCAAGCTCTTAGGGAACACTGCCACAACACAATCAGCCATTGTTAGTGCATCGACATAACCTATATTATTTATATAAAACAAATCCAGTTGATATAGTCCATACTTGCGCTGATACCCGTTAGGACCTACTGTTTGATTTGTAGTCTCTGCTGGCAGCAATGTGCCTCTGCACCAAGCAGGTGTGTTAGCTGGTTTGAATAGCGTATTCTCGGTTTGAAAGACAGGTAGGTCTTCAACTGTATGAATTTGGGCGTCGATCAAGTCATGAATTACTTTAAAACTCATTTTTCATTCTTCCTCCAAGCCTCATCCCAAATAGCTTGACTCTCTACCACTGTTGTCTTGAGCATCCCAACTGGTCTATGGGTTTCTGTTCCATCCTCTATGTACGGAAAGTAATGAACTGAGTTGGCGAACACAAATCTCTTTTCTTCAAGAGCCACTGTATTGCCGCGTTGCAGCGTGCCGGTATCAACAGGAGTTCTGCGGTCCCAACGAGACTTGAACTCCTTAGCGAAGTCCTTCTTAGTAGCTTCAACGTGTCTAAGTAGTTTCTTGATTTCTCGATCGTTGTTGTACTTGCTCACTGCGACACCGTTATTTCATATGCCATCACTACTGTTGCTGGCTTGATTGTTTCAATCTTGTCGATGCTCCAAATAGACTCACCTACTTGCAATGAGCCGCCAACCTCGGGTGGAGTCTTTAATGTGCCTTGAACAATAAGCAACTTTGTCTCACCTACTACTTGACTGACATTTGGCGGCTCTAT